AGGAAGATAAAACTGCTGGCATGGAAGGCGAGTTCAATACTGGTCGTACCGCTGGCGTTTGCTATACACACAGCCGCGAAAACTATCGTTAAAGCGAAACCCCAATAGTCAGTCGGGACTAATGGGGCTTCTAACCACATCAAAGAAAGGTTGATATGGCTACTGAGTATTGTAGGGACTGTCGGCATTACTGCGACACAAATTCCATTTTGGGTTTGTGCCGTAGGTATCCGACTTACCAGAATCGAAGCCCACAAGAAACTTGTGGCGAATATAAAGGCAAAGCAGTTGCCGAACTTACCCCAGAACCCTCTGGGGACTTTTTGCCCGTTGAGAAACCCAAGCGCATGGGTAGACCGCCAAAGGTCAAGGCGGAGGTTACAGAATGATTGTTAAACCTTTGAGAGACAAAATCATTGTCAAGCCCGAACCACGGGTCAAATCCCTTATATTGGACACATCATTGATGGCAGAAGCCGAGTCAATCGGTACTGTGGTCGCGGTTGGTGATGACGCTAAGTTCCAAGGCGTTAATGTGGGTGACCGCATAATGTTTGGCACATTGGCTAAAGACTACAAAGACGAATACTTGAAGTTTGAAGAATTAAACTTAAATGGTGAGCGCCACTTAAAAATGAGTTGGCAAGACATTTGTGCCGTAATAGAGGAAACCACATGAACAAAGAACTGATTAACCTAAGAATCCAAGACCTAATCGCTAAAGGTAAAGAAATGGAAGTGCAACTACACCAAATAAATGGTGCAATTCAGCAATGCCAATGGACATTAACCGAACTGGAGAAAGATGATGCCCCTCAAGAAGTCAGCGACCCCCAAAGCGTTTAAAGAAAATATCAAAGCCGAAGTTAACGCAGGCAAGCCCGTCAAGCAGGCGGTGGCTATTGCTTACTCGGAAAAGCGCGAGGCACAGAAAGCCAAGGCTAAGAAATGAAAAAGCACAACAAGCCTATTGAACACAAGACCACGGGTAAGGGCAAGACCTACAACCCTACGGATAAAGGCGCTGGCATGACCGCAAAGGGTCGTGCTGAATACAATGCTAAGAACAACGCCAACCTAAAGCCACCAGCCCCAAATCCTAAGACAAAGAAGGATGAAGGGCGTAAAGCCTCTTTCTGTGCAAGGATGGAGGGTGTAGTAAAGAACGCGAAAGGCCCAGCCGAGCGCGCCAAGGCATCACTAAAGAACTGGAACTGCTAATGAAAACTGGACTTTATTCAAATATTCACAAAAAGCAAGAACGCATAGAGCGCCAAAAGGCAGAAGGCAAGCCCGTAGAAAAGATGAGAGCCGTAGGCTCAAAGGGTGCGCCCACCGCTAAAGCATTTAAGGAGTCGGCTAAGACCGCAAAGAAATGACAGACGAGAAACGCCCAGTAGGTCGACCAAGCCTTTATGACACTATCTATTGCGAGAAGGTCATCGAGTTGGGCAAACTCGGCAAATCAATAGAACAAATTGCCTCAAATTTGGGCATCGGTACTAGAACTTTGTTTACATGGAAGGATACGCACGAAGAATTTCGGCACGCCTTGGATGAAGCAAAGGAATATGAACTAGATTGGTGGGAGAACATAGCGCAGAACATGATGATTGAGAGCAAGGAGGGTGACAAACTTAATTCCTCAATCTGGTCACGCTCTATGGCGGCACGATTCCCCAAGAAGTACAGAGAAAGCACAAAGACCGAGATTACGGGTGCTGATGGTGCGCCTCTAGTGACGGGAATCAATGTGACCTTTGTAAAGCCTAATGGAGACTAATGCACAGTTTCCCGTAAAGATGGCAAGCCTTTTTGATAAGGCGCGTTACAAAGTCTATTACGGGGGTCGCGGTGCTGGTAAGAGCCATTCAGCGGCAAAGGCGTTACTGATACTGGGGGCTAAGAGCCAGATTCGAGTGCTTTGCGCCCGTGAGTATCAGACCTCAATCAAGGATTCGGTACACAAGTTACTGTGCGACCAGATAGAACTGATGAACTTGCATGGGTTCTATGAGATAACCCAAAGTTCCATCCGAGGCAAGAACGGCACAGAGTTCGCCTTTGTAGGACTGAAGAACAATGTGGCAAATGTCAAATCCTATGAGGGTGTTGATTACTGTTGGGTCGAGGAAGCGCAAACAGTTTCCCGTCATAGTTGGAATACGCTAATCCCGACCATCCGAAAGGAAGGCTCTGAAATATGGATTACCTTTAACCCAGAATTAGAGACAGACGAAACCTATCAGCGCTTTGTGGTCAGACCACCAGAACAAGCGGTAGTCCAAAAGATTAACTGGTCAGACAACCCTTGGTTTCCCGAAGTGCTGGCGCTAGAGAAAGACTCCCTCAAGAGCCGTGACCCAAGCGCCTACCAAACAGTATGGGAAGGTTTATGCCGACTTACAGTAGATGGCGCTATCTTTGCCAATGAGATACAAGTGGCAGAGTTAGATGACCGCATTACCAAGGTCAACTACGACCCTACAAAGCCTTGCCATGTGATTTTTGACTTGGGCTGGGCAGACAGTACGGCTTTTTGGATACTTCAGTTTGTAGGCATGGAAACACGCCTTATCCGCTATCACGAAGATAACCAAAAGACTATTAGCCATTACTTAGCCTTGTTACAGACCTACGGGTATATGTACGACACGCTCTGGCTACCGCATGACGCACAGAACAAGACGCTTGCAAGTAACGGCAAATCCATTGAAGAAATTGTTAGGTCGGCAGGCTACAAAACACGGATAATTGAGAGAACACCAATAGCGGACAGTATCAATGCGGCACGAACTATATTCAGAAATTGTTGGTTTGATAGAGAAAATTGCTACGATGGTCTACAATGCCTTAGACATTATCGTTACGATGTAGACCCAGAAACGGGGCAGTTCAGCCGTCAACCGCTACACGACCAATACTCGCATGGCGCTGACGCTTTCCGCTATATCGGACTGATGATTAACGAACCCAAGCCAAGGCGTAAGGTTCAGAATCAACATTATGGTCAGCCTAACAGTTGGATGGGATAGATATGGCAGATGACTTCGACCCAGTAATTACCGAGGCAGTTCAGTTCCTCAAGTTCTGCAATGACGCAGATACGATGAACCGCCAAGAGGCGCTAGAAGATTTAAAGTTTGTATCTGGTGACCAATGGCCAGTAGAACTCCAAAACAGTCGTAACCTCGAATCACGCCCAGTTCTGACAATCAACAAGTTAGACGGCTATTGCCGACAAGTAGCCAATCAGCAACGCCAGCAACGCCCACGCATTAAAGTTCACGCGACCAATACGCACGAACAGATGGTGGAAGCGCAAGACATACAGGGCATTATTCGCCACATTGAAGTCAACAGTAACGCAGACCACGCCTATGACAACGCCTTTGACTATGCTGTACGCATGGGTTGGGGCTTTATGCGTATCCGAACTGACTATGTAAGCGAAGATTCATTCGACCAAGAGATATACATAGACCCAGTAGACAACCCGTTTACTGTGTACTTTGACCCTAATTCCATTCTTCCTGATGGCTCAGACGCTGAGAAATGCTTAATCACCACAATGATGAGCAAGGAAGTATTCCGCTCGATGTACCCAGATAATGACGATGGCACATCATTTACCCAGCGCGGTACTGGTGACAGCCAAAGCGAATGGATTACAAAAGAGGATATTCGCCTAGCCGAGTATTACTACACAATACGCGAGAAAGCCAAACTCTACCTATTGAGCGATGGTTCTAGCACTTTTGCTGATGACAAAGACTTCTTTAATCGCCTTGCAATGGCTGGCATTACAGTTATTGACACACGCGAATCGTTTAAAAAGACGATTAAGTACAAGAAACTAACTGCGGTCGAGGTTATCGAAGAACGCGATTGGCCAAGCCGTTACATTCCCATCGTGCCTGTTTATGGCCGTCATGTGGTTATCGGTGACAAGCGCAAGAAGTTTGGCATGGTGCGCTACGCCAAAGATAGCCAGAGAATGTATAACTTCTGGCAAACCTCGATTACAGAATCCATCGCCCTAGCGCCTAAAGCCAAATGGGTTATGGCAGAAGGTCAAGACGAGGGACATGAGAACGATTGGGCGCAAGCCAACATCAAGTCTTTCCCGTTGTTGCGCTACAAGCAAACAGACATTGAGGGTCGTACAGCGCCACCACCAGTTCGCTTACAACCAGAGCCACCACCCGTAGGCACGATGACTGCCGCGGGTATGGTGTCGGATGACATAAAAGCCATTATGGGTATCTTTGACCCTGCACAACTAGGTCAAGGCAACATCTCAGGCAAGGCGCTAAATGGTCAGCAACAGCAAGTCGACCTAACAAACTACGACTATTACGACAACCTAACCCGTTCCATCGCTCATGTGGGCAAAATATGTCTGGACTTAATTCCTAAGATTTACGATACCCAACGGGTTTTGCGAATCATTGGTGAGGATGGCAAGTCGGATATGTTGAACTTAAACCAACGCGATGCCGTGGGCAACATCTTGAACGACACATCCATCGGTCAATACGATGTGGTCATGGAGACAGGGCCAGGCTACAACAGCAAGCGCCAAGAAGCCGTGGATGCAATGATGCCGTTACTATCTAAGCCAGAATTGTTTAATGTTGCTGGTGATTTGGTGTTTAGGAATATGGACTTCCCTGGCGCTGACATCATCGCTGACCGCCTTGCCGCATCTAATCCTCTAGCGCAGATTGACGAAAAATCCGATATACCGCCACAAGTTCAGATGCAGTTAGCGCAGGCTAAACAGCAAGTGCAACAAATGCAACAGCAGATGCAGTCTATGCAAATGATGATGAAGCAACGCCAAGACATAGAACAAGTCAGGGAAGATGCTGAAACCAAGCGCGTAATGATTAAAGAGACTAACCGCGCACATGAGATTGAACTGACCGACCAGCGCCACCATGCAGATATGCTTATGAAAGTCGATGCCCAAGCGCAAGACACTATGCTAAAAACTCAGACTCAACTAGAGATTGAGCAATATAAGGCACAAGTGGCGCTAATCCTTGCCAAGATGGACAAGGCGGCTTTGCATAACGCAAGCGCAGAAACCACAGAACGAGCAATTTAAGGAGTATCAGATGCCAACAGTAACCAGCGCAAACCGCGAAGAATTCAACGAAAAAGAAATGGTTAAAAAGGGTCTTTTAAAAAAAGAAAAGGCTGTTGACGAACAATTTGAGCGGGTTAGAAACCATCCTAAGTACGCAAAACTCAAAGCCTCATTGGGCAAAAAGGGTGCTATGGATGCACTTTTAAAGCAACTTAATGATGCTCAATAATTGACCAAACAATGAATTAGTGGTAAATTTGCCACCAAACCTTACCAGTTAGGTTAACTGGGTAAATTCGTAGGGACACGTAATGTCTGAAAAAGAAGCGGGTAATGTAATTACCAGCGACAACTCGGCAGAGTTTTATGCAAATAGATTAGGTTTAGCCGACCAACCCGAAGTTGAGGCTGTTGAAACAGAGCCAACCGAGGAAGCGGAACGGAGTGAACCAGTAATCGAGGAAAAAGAGCAAGAGGAAAAGCCGAAAGGTAATCCGAAACTCGAAAGACGTTTTTCTGAGATAACCAAGCAACGCGAAGAAGCGCGAAAAGAAGCGCAACAAGAGCGACAAGCAAGGGAAGCCTTAGAAGCCCGTTTAGCGGCACTTGAGAGACAGCCAGCGCCACAAGCGCCTAAAGTCGATGAAGAGCCGCAACCTAGTCAGTTCAACGATGCGTTTGAATATGCCAAGGCTCTAGCAGAGTTCACAGCAGACAAGCGAATCGGTGAGATGCGAAGGCAAGATGCAGAGGCTAAAGAAGCAGTAGAACGCCAGAAAGTCATAGAGACTTGGGCAAGTAAAGTGCAGTCGGCTAAAGCGTCATTGCCAGACTTTGATGAAATCGTTGCGTCAAGTGATGTAGTCGTAAATGATGACATTCGTGATGCGATTCTTGAGAGCGATGTGGGGCCACAAATCCTTTACCATCTGGCTGAGAATGACGAAATCGCAAAGAAAATCGCAGGGTTGAATCCTAAACAAGCGTTAAGAGAGATAGGAAAACTAGAGGCAAGGTTTGAGGCAAAGGAAACGAAGTCACAAGCCGCACCAAATGTTCGCAGTAAAGCACCAGCGCCAATCAATCCGCTGAGAGGGTCTAACCCTGCTGATGTGCCGCTATCCGCTAATGGCGAATGGCATGGAACATTTCAAGCATGGAAAGAGGCTCGCAAGGCTGGAAAGATTCGCTAAACCTAATCTTTTTTAAACATTTAAGGAAATGAAATGGCTAATAATTTATTGACCATATCGAAAATCACCAACGAAGCGTTGATGGTTTTGGAAAACGAGTTGACCTTCACTTCAGAAGTTGACCGCAACTATGATGACCAGTTCGCGGTTGTCGGTGCAAAGATTGGTAACACAGTCAATGTCCGCAAACCAGGTCGTTTCATCGGAACAACTGGCCCCGCGTTGAATGTTGAGGACTTTAACGAGACTTCAGTTCCCGTTACTTTGTCAACACAATTCCATGTGGATACGCAATTTACGACCCAGGACTTAGCGCTATCTTTGGATATGTTCTCTGACCGCGTGTTGAAGCCTGCTGTTGCCGCTATTGCCAACAAGATTGACCGCGATGGTCTGGCTATGGCTACCTTGCAAACTGCCAACATCGTTGGTGTTGCTGGTACACCCCCAACTGGTTTGATTACTTATCTGACCGCTGGCGCTTACCTTGACTCTGAAGGCGCACCGCGTGATGGTCGTCGTTCATGTATCGTTGAACCCTTTACATCTGCAACTATTGTTGACAGTTTGAAAGGTCTATTCGTACCACAACAAGCGATTAGTGACCAATACAGCAAGGGCTTGATGGGTCGTGATTCTGGTGGTATGAACTGGAAACTTGACCAGAACGTCGTGGCTCAAACCTTTGGCTCTAACAGCACAACTACTGTTACTGGCTCTGTCGCTACTACTACTGCTACTGGATTCTTGACCTCTGGTTGGGCATCTTCAAGCACTATTACTGTTACAGCCGCCAATACTGGTACTTTGAACCTCAACGCTGGTGACACTTTCACCATCGCTGGCGTTTACGCTGTCAACCCACAAAACCGCCAAGCATACGGCTCTAACAAGTTGCGTAACTTCGTTGTTAAGCAAACTGTTGCTATTGCCTCTGGTGCTTCTGGCTCTGTGATTGTTTCTCCTGCTGTGATTACTGCTGGTCAGTTCCAGAACGTGTCTATCCCGACTACTTCTGCTACTGCCGCTATCGCTCAGTTCAACAGCACAGGTACTGTGTCACCACAGAACATCATCATGCACCGCAATGCGTTCACAGTGGCCGTGGCCGACCTCGAATTGCCAGAAGGTGTCCATTTTGCTGGTCGTGCTTCCGACAAAGACATTGGTCTGAGTATGCGTGTTGTCCGCCAATACACCATCAACAACGATAGTATTCCTACTCGTTTAGATGTGTTGTATGGCTGGGCACCCTTGTACCCAGAACTCGCTTGCCGTGTTGCCGCTTAATCATTAACTTTTTTTAAGGAATAAATATCATGGCAAATCCAGGCCCAGCAACCACAGTCAGTAATCACCCACAAAACTTGGCTACAAACCAAGCCTTGCGTTTGATTGCATCCGCTCAATCTGTGAACTTATCTGCCGCGGGTGATACCGCAATGGTAGTTTTAGATGTAAGCAAATTTGTGCCAACCAGCGTTGTCATTACCAATGGCTTGAACTCTAGCGGTGCAACCACCACTATTGCAACGGCTACTGTTGGTGCATACACTGGCCCAGCGGCAACAGGTTCAACCATTTTGACCACCGCCGCTTTAACTAGCAACACTGGTGGCCCTTATGTGACCATTACTGCCGCGACAAATCCAAACACCGCTATTTCTAACCCCACTAACATTTATGTGAATGTGGGTACTACGATTGCCGCGACTTGCGATGTGTTTGTCTACGGCTACGACCTCACATTTTTACCTTAATTCGTGAGTAAATAAAGAAAGAGCCATCCTCAAAAGGGGTGGCTTTTTTCGCTTTTACGGCTACAATTTAACCATTCTGCAAAGGAATCACCATGTCAAAAACCACCATTTCGCGTGGAAATGTTATAGCGCATACTATTTGCCAACTAACACTACCAGCAACCACTTTCTCCACTACCACAACTGAAGTCACCATTGCTTGCCAAGGCGTTAAGTCTACGGACAAAATCCAAGCGCAAGTGGATGCCGCAATGACTGTTGGCGTTGGTGTTGCCAATGTCTATACAGCCGCAGATAACGCAATCATTGTTCGCTTGTTTAACTTAACTGGTGCTTCTGTGGTGCAAGCCGCGGCTACCCTTTTGGTTAGCGTCAAGTCTTGCGAAGATTTGCCATATCCAACTAATGTGGTCTAAAAATGGCTGGCTCATCTGTTCTTAGAACCGCTGGTCAAACAGTAGCGTTATCGGTCACTTCTACCGCTCACGCGGCAGTCTTGGTCAATAGCACTACTAATACCCAAGTGAACTACACCGCTTTCCTCAATACGGGTGCAAGCCCTATTGCGGTGAGATGGGGGCCTACTGACCCTGGTGCGCCCGTGTTTCCTGTTGATGGCACTAATGGAGACTTTGTTTTGCCTGCTGGCATGACTCAGCCTTTAATTGTTGCTACCTCAGTAGCACCATACTACATAACAGCAAAATCCAATTCTGGTACTGCTGGTATTTTGTATGTAACACCCTCTGTTTATCAGAGTTAAGGCATGGCAAACCCTGCCAATTCTGTTCTGCAAAATCTACTTCCTGTACAAGCGTATTTTGCAGTAGATGGAACTTTTCAGACCTTTATTGGTCAGGGTGTGCCGTTCTACGCGACATTAAACCCAGTTCAATCTGGGTTAACAATAACGAATAGCACGATTGACAGTAGCACGATAGGTGCAACAAGCCCATCAACGGGCGTTTTTACTAATATCAGCACTACAACTGGCACGATTTCCACTACTCCTAGTGCAAATACGGACATTGCCAACAAGTTTTATGTAGACACAGTAGCGCAGGGGCTTGGCCCAAAAGCCGCTTGTGCTGTTGGCTCGACAGTCAACATCACGACTTTATCGGGTCTGTTAACGATTGATGGTTATACAGTAACCGCTGGTCAACGGGTCTTGGTAAAGAACCAGACCGCATCACAAGACAACGGCATTTATGTAGCGTCAGCAAGTGCTTGGACACGCGCAACGGATATGGATGTGTGGTCGGAAGTGCCAGGCGCATACACAGTTCTTCTTAGTGGCGGTCAAGCCAACACGGGTTGGGTTTGTACGGCTACGGCAACGGGAACTATTGGCGTTACAGCAATGCCTTGGGTACAGTTCTCAGGCACAGGCACTTACTTTGCGGGTACTGGGCTAACTTTAGCGTCAAACATCTTTTCAATCACAAATACTGGCGTAACCGCGGCTTCGTATGGCTCGGCATCACAGTCTTTGTCGGCAACAGTTAACGCGCAAGGTCAACTAACCTCGTTATCTGCCCAAAACATCGCTATCGGTGCTACACAGATTACATCTGGCACGATAGACACAGCACGAATTTCTGGTTCTTACACGGGCATTACTGGTGTAGGAACGCTGACAGCAGGCACTTGGAACGCAAGCACTATTGGCGTGGCTTATGGTGGTAGTGGGGCGGCTACTTTTACGGCTGGTTACTTAAAAGCAAGCGGAACATCTGCGTTTACGACTGTTGCAAGCATACCTAACACCGACATAACTGGTTTAGGCACTATGTCAACCCAGAACGCCAACGCTGTGGCTATCACGGGTGGCACGATTTCTGGCTTGTCTAGCCCTCTTGCAGTCGCTTCTGGCGGTACGGGTGCATCTACCCTTACAGGCTATGTAAAAGGCTCTGGAACAAGCGCTTTAACGGCTTCTGCGACTATCCCAAGCACAGACATTACTGGTTTGGGAACAATGTCTACCCAAAACGCCAATGCTGTTACCATTACTGGTGGTTCTATCAATGGAACAACAATAGGCGCTACAACACCATCTACTGGTGCTTTTACAACGGGCGCATTTACAACTATTACAGCGTCTACAAGTCTAACGACTCCAATAGTTCAAGCGACTAACTCTGGTGGCTTATCCCTCAAAAACTCCGCAGGCACAACCCAAATGAGCATGGGTGCTGGCGGTGGTGACAATATCTCACTAAATGTATCGACAAACCTAAACGGCACAAATGCCCAGATTGACATAAGCCCTACGGGTACGGGTCATGTTCACATCAAGCCTACTGGGTCAGGTTCAATCGAGGTTGCCCCTACAAATGTAGGAACAATAGACAACATGACTATTGGCGCTACAACCGCCAAAAATGGTAGTTTTGTAGATTTAAGCGTAACTGGCACAACAAGTTTTGATGGCAGTCAGGGTTCTTCTGGTCAAGTTTTAACTTCTGCTGGCTCTGGAAACACGCCAACTTGGACAACCCCAACATCTTACGCAACAGTTACAGACGATACGACCACAAATGCGGTGCGTTATCCCTTGTTTGCCGCGGCTACAAGCGGTAATTTAACAACAGAGTATGTATCCTCTACCAAGTACCAATTTAACCCCTCTACGGGCGTTTTAACGGCTACTCAGTTTACGGGTTCGGGTGCTGGATTAACCTCTATCCCCAATTCTGCGTTGACTAACTCAAGCATTACAGTTGGCTCGACAGCGATTAGTTTGGGTGGCTCGGCTACAACGATAGCGGGTTTGACTTCTGTTACATCGACTACATTTGTAGGTGCTTTGACGGGTAATGCGAGTACAGCGACTAGCGCTACGACAGCGACAAACGCCACAAATACAGCGATTACAGACGATACAAGCACAAACGCTGTTTTTTACCCAACCTTTGTAAGCAATACAACTGGTAATCTTCCACAGACTGTATCGTCTACTAAGTTAAAATTTAATCCATCAACAGGCGCGTTAACTGCAAACCAGTTAATCATTGCACCATAAGGAAATATCATGGGAAATTTAGTATTTCAAGCAACTTTAGGCGGTCAGGTTAATCTTGTCGGCCCGAACACAGCGTCAACTTTTAACTTAAATGTGCCTGCCGTAGCGGGTAACTTGGTAACTACTGGCGATAGTGGAACTGTTACCAACACTATGTTGGCTACTAGCGCATACACAGCACCAGGCACGATTGGTTCTGGAACGGCTAATACTGGTGCTTTCACTACTTTGTCGGCAAGTTCAACAGTATCAGGAACAGGCTTTAGCACTTACTTAGCAAGTCCTCCTGCGATTGGTGGAACTGCGGCGGCGGCTGGCACATTTACAACTTTGACTGGCTCAACATCTGTTACTACGCCCATCGTAAAAAGTGCAAGTTCATTAACTTTACAAACCAACGGCACTACTACTGCGATTACTGTTGATACTTCACAGAATGTTGGTATTGGTGAAACCTCGCCCGCTGGCTCTGCTGGCTATACACAACTTGTTATTAAAGGCACAAGTGGGGCTGAATTAAGTTTAAAAGGCGGTACAACGCAATATGGTTATGTCTATGTAGACAGTGGTGGATTTAGAATTATTAACCCACAATCAGGCGCTTCATCTGGAACAATGCAGTTTTCTACCTCTAACACAGAGCGTATGCGTATCGACAACTCTGGTAATGTGGGGATTGGTACTAGTAGTCCAAGCAACTCAAAACTTGATATTGCTTCTGGAAACATTAATCTTAGCGATACCTACATATTGGCATGGGGTGGTGGTACTGCTCGTCCAAACATTGAGGGTTCAAAAGCATCAAATTATTTAAGGTTTTCAACGGGTGCTGGTGCTACCCACATGGCTATCGACTCCTCTGGTAATGTGGGGATTGGTACTACTTCGCCAAATCTTGGTGGTGTAAATAAAGCACTAACGCTCAATTCTGCCGCAAGCAGTAACTGTTCTTATGAATTGGCTGTCAATGGAACTTTGCAAGGTAGTTTATACACGGCAGTTGGTAGTAGCGCATTAAATTTGGCAACTTTTGTTAATGGCCCATTGACTTTTGCTACTAATAGTTCAGAGCGTATGCGTATCGACTCCTCTGGTAATGTGGCTTTAGGTCAGACAAGTGCTTCTGGAAGAATGGATATTGCTTCTACTGGCGCACAATTTTATTTACGCTATACAGGAAACTCTGGATTTAATTCATTAACTTCTGATGTAAGCAATAATTTAATATTTACTCAGTTTGCTGGCGAACGCATGAGATTGGATGGAAGCGGTAACTTGCTGGTGGGGACTACAAGCACTTCTTCGCCAGCAAGCGGGACTTCAATAAATATGAATTCTGGTGGTTCATTTCAAGATATTGGTCACGCAAGTGGAACAGCAAGCGGAACTAGATATGTAGGTTTTATTTACAACTCAGGTTTAATTGGTTCTATTACTCAATCAGGAACTACTGCAGTTCTTTATAACCTTACTTCTGACCAACGATTAAAAGAA